GTGTAGCGTGCCGTAGCAAGCAGGCCGTGCGACGTGATGAACGCCGTGCTGTTCGTCAAGGCGTTGGCGTTGCCGAGGGCTCCGATGAGGCCCGATGCCACCTGCGAGGTCAAGCCTGCCACCGTAGCGGCTGCCGTTTCGTTACGCTTCACGAACGTAGAAGCTGCAGCACTGATGACCTTGGTCAGGAACATCTCGTCAATCTGCGCGGCAGAAGCCCGTGCGAACTGGCGCTGAACCGTAGCGTCAATGCTTTGGTTCATAGCTGCGAGCAACTCGTTGGTGATGTCGATACGCGAAGCCACACGCTGCGGAGCCAGCTGGCGTGCTGCGATAGCTGCTGCACCCGTTGCCGACGCCGTTTCGTTGATGATGTCCGTGCCGTCGTTGAGGGAGGGCAGGTTAATGTTTCCAGCAAGGCCGCGCAGGACGTTGGCGCCTGCCTGCTCGAGGATAGGGGTCGGGACGAGCGCCTCGAGGACGTTCGTGTTGGACTGGCCGGGGACGTTCGTGCCACCGATAGTCGACGTGTTCCGGAGGATAAAGCCCGGGATCTGGGCCAAGCCGCGGACGCCTACGCCTGCGTTCTTCAGGTCGGATGCTGCCTGCTGGCTCATCTCCGCCTCGAGGCCAGTCAAGCGGCCGGTCATCGATTCGCGGACGAGCTTGCTGATGGAGTAGCGCTGCTGGATTTTCTCCTGCTCGAGCACCTCCGGCTGCGGAGTTGCAGCAGAGAAGGCAGCACGCAACACCTGCGCCTCGGTCTTCTCGGCGCGCTCAATTTTCGCGTCGAGCGCCTCGATTTCATTGTGCAGGTTGTCTACCGCCGTCTCTTCGGTTTCGTTGAAGGACCGCTGCATCAGCTCGGCCGATTCGGTCAAGCTCTTGAGCTGGTTCAGCTTGGAGGCGCGCAGCGCCTTCATGTCGTTGAGGTTCATGTATGGAAGTGTAAAGGGTTTCGGGTCAAAGGTAGTATTTGCCGAGATATTGGTTTTCCGGCTTTGGTTTTCCTCCGGCATGTCGTCGGGCATGTCGTTGGGCATGTCTTCGGATACCTCCTCGGTGTAGTCGTCAATCATCGCCTTGATGTCGTCCAGCGATTCGATGATGTCGTCGAGCAGGTCGTCGGTTTTCTCGTCGCGCTCCTCCGTCATCTCTAGCAAAGCAGGCAGGCGCGCCGCCATACGTGCTGCGACGGTGGTGGTGGGTGAGGCCGGGTAGGTCACCGGGCTGACGTCGTACAGCTGGCCAACGCGGGTGATGGTCCGCATGCTGCGGTCTTTGCTCCACTCGTCTTCATCAATGGTAAACGCGAAGCTCGACTGCGTGATGTCGCCGCGCTTGATGAGCTTGTACAGGTCGCGCCCTTCGCTGGTGTCGGCGAGCATAGCACGGTAGTGGAGGCCGCGCTCGTCAATGGTCAGCTCGAGGGTGCCGTTGGTCGTGCGCGCCAGCGGGACGCCGGCGTGGTTGATGAGCAGCCGGACGTCGTCCTCGGTGCGCCCGTTGAAGGCGCCGGGAGCTACGCGCTCCTGGAAGTAGCCCAGGTCGTAGCTGTCTCCGAAGACGGAGGCGTAGCCGCTGATGATCATGTCCTCTGTCGCGCGCACCTCCATAGTGCGGACTTCGACGTTGGGGCCGTAGATGTTCCGCAGCTCTTGCTCGCGGTCGTTGTTGTTCTCTTGCATCTCTTCGACTTTTTTGGTCGCCCACGTCAGGCCGGCGTCGCCACCCCACAGCAGGTAGCTGATAGTGCCGCAGGCTTCGGTGTCGTCCGGGTTGTAGTATGTCCTGGCGCGGGACAGGAAGCTGTACATGCGGACCGTCCGCTCGTGGCTGATGGTCTCGCGGTTGGAAAGTATGCGGGCCGTCTCTTTCCCCACCGGCGTGGCGCAGCGTCCGTTCACGGCGTCGTTGAGTTCGATGCCGCGCCGTGCGTTGTCCGTCACTGCCTGTGGGTAGTCGTTATACGGCATCGCTGCTGATTTTCGTGCTGTAGTCCGACATGCTGCTCAAGTCGAGCTGGTTCACCTGCACGAGGTGGATGTCGCCCTTGGCGCCGATGGTGTTGTAGTCCTCCATCGTGCGCACCTCGTTGATGGTGAACACCCCGTCGGTGAGCATTTGGTGGTAGTAGTCGCTGCGCGCTTTCGTGTCCCCACGCAGCAGGTCCTGCATGTTGAACTTAGCAAAGTAGTCCTCCCGCTCAAACTCAGGGATGAGCTTGAGGTTGACCTCCTGCTCGATGCGCGTGGCCCACGGCACGACGGTATGTCGTGCGAAGTTGCGGCCCTGCTCTTCGGTATTGCTGAAGGTCGTCTGCGTGGCAACTCCTACGATATACGGCGGGACGCCCATGATCGTGCAAATGGTCTCGTCGCTGTAGCGCCGGGTCTGTAGGAACTGCGCCTGCTCGGGAGGCAGTGAAATTTGCTGGTACTTGAATCCAAACGGCAGCACCTTGACGCCGATGCCGCCGGTCTGCCACGACCGCCGCACCGCATCCATCTGTTCGTTCTTGATGGGGTTGTCGGTCGACAGGATGCCGAGCATGGAGCCATCGGAGCCAAAGAAGTCGGCGCCGTAGTTCTCGGCCGCCTTGGCGATGCCGATGTTCTCCTGGTGCAGCTCGATGGGGGACTTGCCGTTGAGGCAGCTGACGGCCAGCACGTCCTCGTAACGCAGGTCGCCCAGCTCCGCGTGACGCACGAACAGCATGCCGTTCATGTTCATCAGGGTGCAGTCGTTCGTGTGCAGGATGTGCAGGTCGGTCGGCCGGCCGTCGAAGGTGTTGCGCTTGATGTGCGCGAAGGCACGGCCGTACACCATGGCCATCGCGGTGATGCTCTCCCAAAACTCGTACGGCGTCTGGTAGTCGTTCGGCCGTACGGCGCACAGCTGGTGGGCCGGGTGGTTGTACGCCAGGCGCCGGCCGGTGTCGATACGCTCGAGCACGTTGAGGTTCATGTAGCCCAGCGTCTGCGAGATAGCACGGACGCAGGCGTACACGGTGGCGACCGTCATGGCGTTCTCTTTCCCTACCATAGCGCCAGAGCGGGTGCGCATGGTGTAGGCCGTAGAGTTCCAGAACTCGTTATTGCCGGTATAGCCAACCCGAGCACGCCGCTGGAAGAGGGATAGGATTCTCTCAAACATTGCGCCGAAGGTACGCTATACGCAAAATTCCCTACAGCGTGACCACCTCGTAGATGACGTCGTCGTCGTCGCTGTTGAGCTTGCAGCCAAAGGCCATGATGGAAGCTACCACCCCGTCGACCATCTGCCCGTATTTGGTGCGCCCTTTGGTGACCTTGATGTTGTCGGCTGCGTCGCGATCCAGCTTCACGCAGCCCATCTGCCAGCGCAGACAGGCGTTGCCCCCGTGGATGACGGTGCCCTTCACCACCTCCATCTCAAACATCTTCGTGGGCATGCTGATGTCGAGGAAGCCCTGGCCCATGGGCTGCATGTCGATGCCCGCGTCGATAAGCTCCGGCACGATGTAGGTGGAGAAGCGGCGGTCGTATGCGACGGCGGTGATGTTGTAGGTCTCCGCCGCCCGGATGATGTGGTCGCGGACGGTGCGGAAGTCCGTGACGTTGCCGGGTGTGATGGACAGGTCGCCGTCGCGCTGGAAGCGGAGGTAGTCCACGCCTTCGCTCTTGCGCATCTTCGTCCGCTCCTCGTTCACGAACTGGTGCACCTTGAGGTAGTGCACCTGCACCACCTCGTCCCAAAAGAGCAGGGCGAAAGCGGTGAGGTCGCGGGTGGAGGCCAGGTCGAGGCCACCCCAGCAGGGCAGCTTCTTGAGGTAATTGTCGTCCGGCAGGGGCCGCGCTCCGCGCATGAACTCGTGGTCTGTAATCCACGCGACGTCGCTGCCGGTCCAGATGTTGAGGTGCAGGCGCAGGAACGTGTTGAGCACCGCCGGGTTGGCCTTGCACTTGGCGACCTCCTGCTCAAAATACTCCTTGCGGCAAATGGCGCCGTAGCCGGGGTTCGCCTTCTTCCACGTCGCCTCCTGCGTCCAGTCGTCCTCCTTGGCGGCGCGGTACAGCACCGGCAGGAACGTTGGGTCGTCCACCTCGCCGTTGAGGACGCGCTCGGCGTAGTCGTGCACCTCGTAGCAGATGGAGTTGGTGTCGTAGCCAGCCGTCGTGAGCATGATGATGAGCGGCTGCTGGCGTGCTGCTACCGACGTCGTGAGGACGTCGTAAAGCTCACGGTCCTTCTGCGTATGCAACTCATCGAAGAGGACGGCCGAGCAGTTGAAACCGTGCTTTGTCCGGGCCTCGGCGCTGATGGATTTGTAGAAGGAGTTCTTGTAGTAGATGGCGTGCTGCAGCGTCTTGCAGCGTGAGGCGAGGCTCTTGTTTTGCCCGACCATGGCCGCGGCAATGTCGAACACGATGCGCGCCTGGTTGCGGTCGCCGGCCGCGCTGATGATTTCCGCGCCGGCCTCCTGCTCCGCCACCAGTAGGTAGAGGGCGATGGCCGCGGTGAGGTTCGACTTGCCGTTCTTCCGCGGGATCTCGATATAGCAGGTGCGGTACTTGCGCATGCCGTCGGCACGCTTCCACCCGAACAGCGGACGGATGATGTCGTCCTTCTGCCAGTCCTCGAGCAGGAACGGCCCCTGGTGGCCCTTCACGTGCGAGCAGAACTGCTCGATGAAGTTGACCACCCGGTCGGCCGCCTCGGCGTCGTACCAGTAGCCGGGGTCACTTGGTGAGGAACTCATCTAACTCATCCTCGGTAACTGTCTTGCCCTTTGATTCAATGCGGACTATAAGAGCTTGTTTGCGCATGCGCGTCTCCTTGAGCTGGTTCCATTGTGGCCGCATCTTACTCAAGATGTCTCCAGCTGTGCCGACGACCTCATAGCATGTGCCATGCTCGTTGATGTACTCCTGCAGCTGCTCCTCTTCTAACTCGACACAAGCCAAGGTGTATATCAACGATTTGATACCGGGGGTCACTTCAATGGACCGCTCGTACTGCGACAAGCGCATCTCAAATCTCTCTTGTTGTTTAGTAGTCATCGTGCGTAAGGTTTGCTCTAATCTGTTCTAATCTGTCAATAAGCTCGGCGCTCCTTTGCATTTTTTTTCGCCACTGCAATTCACTTCTGCTGCTAACGTCAAGGCTTTGATATTTGGCAAGAGTATGTTGAGATATGCCTGTAACTCTGCTGCATTCTGTACGGCTGATGTACTCAACACCTTCCCACACAATTGGAATTGACATGCGATTGAACCGCTTAAAATCCGCCTCTGCAATCGCTTCATCACTTAAACGTCCCATCTTTTCAAGGCGGGCATAGCTTCCTTTACTTAAACCTGTTGCCTTGGCCCATTCTACACGGCTTGCATATTCCACCCCATTCCAGACCGTCTTCTTCTTCTTCTGTACTGGTAGGTACGTCGCCGCCTTCGGCTGCAAGTTCATGCAGTAACTCTTGCCAAAGTGCGCATCAAGGTATGTCTGTTCTACGAAGGTGACGTAGTCGCGCGGACAAACCTGCAGCACTTTGAACTGCAAAACACGCCCGCCATCGTACAGCTCTTGCACCTGATGATTGTGATGCCTGTTCTTGTGTAGAGCCTTCCAATGTTGCTGCCTTCTCGCGTGCAAATCCACAGCGCTGCCGAAGTAGGCCTGTTGCCCGTCCGTCAAGACGTAGACGCCCGAGTCACCTCTAACCCATTGTTTTCCAGCAAAAATCATGTTCCCAAAAAAAATAGTTTTACTCATAGAAATCGTAGAATCAAC